CCGTTGAGCTCCAGGCTTCCAACGCACCCGCCAAATCCCCCTCCCCCGTGTCACTTCGCGCGTCTGCTCGTAGTGATTCCAGGCTGCTGGCCGTGGCTACAACCGCGCCATCTATACGAGATACTTCACCGCTGAGTGTTTCCAGCGCCTGAGTGTTACCCGCCACGCCTGAACCGACATCGCTCAGCTCGCCTTTCAGTTCCGTGATGCGCTTGGCAGCGACTGAATCATTGGTGGCCACGACCTTTTCAAGGCTCGAAAGCCCGGCCTTGTTCTCCCCGACCTGCGCACCGAACGTGGTCACACGCTCGGAAATCGCCTCGTCTTCAGTGGCCCGCACACGCTTTTCAACGGCCAGCTCAGCCGTGGATTGCCAACTCTTGAGGGCGTCGGCCAGCTCGCCCTCGCCCGTGTCGCCCCGCGCCGCTGCCCGCAAGGCTTCCAGCGATGACGCAGACGCCGTGACCTTGCCGTCGAGATCTTTGATGCTGGTGGTGTTCTGGTTGACCTGAAAGGCCAGGCCATTGGCGGTTTCGAGTATCTCGCCGATGTCCCTCCAGTAGGCCGGGTTGGGCGGCGGTGTATCGCGTGGTACGTCCTGCAGCGCCTGATAGATGTGCCGTCCTTCGCGGGCGTTTTCACCGACCTTGTAGGTCAGCTTTGGATCGTAGATGAAGGTGTCGACCAGGCCTTCGACCTTGTTGCCCAGCTCTTTGACCTGCCCTGCCAACTCCTTGACCGAACCCGGCCCATCACCGGTGATGAGTTCGATGTCCTTCTTCAACTCCGGGTAAAGCGCGCCCGTGCCGATTTTCCCCGCAAAGTACTTCTCGTACTCCGTCTGGTCCGAACTCGGCTGGCCATTGACCCCGAACTTCTCCGGAAACCACGGCCCGACATTGCCGGTGCGGTCCACCAGCCGCGCCCAGAAAAACAGGCTGGTCCCGGGCACGATGTTTTGCAGTTCGTGCCGGGCCTGTGGGTAGGCGTAGTCGCCAAGCTTTATTGCGGACTGCAGGTCATTGGCCTTGCTCTGCCAGATCTCAGTGCGCTGGGTGTCTTCGGCACCCGGTGGGAAGCCCCAATTCAGGCGAATGCCGTAGACCAGGCTTTCGGTGGTCAGGTGTGTGACAGCGGGTGGTAGCCCAACTTTGCCTGTGAGTATCACCTCCGGGCTCGCGCCCCAGATCGAGGCTACATCCATGGCGTTAACTGAGCTGACGCGCGCAAGGTAGCGCCCGCTGTAGATGCCTTCGACTTCAGCACCGAGATTGCCAGTGCGCGGCAGACGTATCCAGTTTCCGCTGTCCTTTCGCCATTCGACGTTGTAGGCAACGGCGCCCGGTACAGCCTCCCAGGTGATACGCATGCTGGTGACGGCGATCCCTTGCGACACCACGCTGCGCGACTCCAGCTTAATGCCCGTAGGAGGCGCCATTACGCCGGGCGGAATGATGCTGGTGGGCTGCGGATCGATCCGCGCGCCCGTGTCGATGGCCGTGTATTTCAAGGGCTCATGTTGGGTTGCGGCGATCTTGTACTGGTGTAGCCCTTGCGGCTCGATGGTCTGCACCCGAAACCGCATCACAGCCAA